TGCTGGCAACCAAGATGATGTTCTATGCCGGCGACATCCGCCAGGGTGGCCTGGGTGAGCGTAGAACTTTCCGTATTTGCCTGCGTTGGATGGCTGAAAACCATCCTGCAATTGTGGTGAAGAACATTCACCTAATTCCCTACTTCAACAGATTTGACACTCTGTTTGTGCTTGTTGGTACTGAGTGTGAATCTGTTATGTGGGAGCTGATTGCTGAGACTCTAACTAAGGACGTCAAGGCAATGAAGGCTTCTCGAAATGGTAAGCACGTGCCTGCTTCTTTGCTGGCTAAGTGGATGCCTTCTGAGAACACAAGCTCTGCCAAGACCCGCGCTCTTGCCGCAAAGGCCATCAAGGCACTGAGACTGACTCCTCGTAAGTATCGTACCATGCTGTCCGCGCTGCGTAAGCACATCAATGTCACCGAGCGTTTGATGTCTGCTGGCGAATGGGGTTGTATTGATTACGCAAAGGTTCCTTCTTATGCGATGCATAACTATGGTTCTGCTTTCGCTAAGCATGATCACGAGCGTTTCGATGCTTATCTGAAGAGCGTGTCTAAGGGTGAAGTGAAGATTAATGCTTCTGTCTTGTATCCTTATGACCTGGTTGAGAAGTATTTGGGTAGCTATTACTCTATGCGCGATTGCACTCGTGCTGGTGATTGCTGGGTTTCTCGAAATACCGATGCCGTTGTTGAGGCTCAGTGGAAGGCTCTTCCCAACTATCTGACCAAGCCTGTTAACGCAGTTGTTATGGCTGACGTATCCGGCTCTATGAGCGGTCGTCCTATGGCAACTTCCATTGGTCTGGCTACCTATTTCGCACAGCACACCACCGGTGCTTACCGGAATATGTATCTGACCTTCACTGATAATCCTCACTTCATCAACATTCCCGAGGGCGCAAGCTTGCTGGAGTGTGTGAAGAGAGTGGCTTCTGCTGGTGTTGGTTACAGCACCAATCTGGAAAAGGCGTTCCGCGCAGTTCTGGATTTGGCAATCGGCAATGGCGTAGCCGACAAGGATATGCCTAAGACCATTGTAGTCATTTCCGACATGGAAATTGACAAGTACATGCGTCCTGGCCGTCACTGGGATTTCCTGGACAAGATGCGTGCATTGTATGCCGCTCATGGATACAAGCTGCCTAAGATTGTCATGTGGAATGTCAATGCCCGTAAGGACACTGTGCTTTCCCAGGATGAAGAGACCATCTTCATCAGCGGTCAGTCTCCTTCTAGCTTCAAGGCTCTGTGCCAGAATCTGGATGGCGTAACTGCTTATGAGCTGATGCTGCAGGTGCTGAACGGCGCGGCTTATCGTGAAGTTCGTATTTGAGTAAGTGAATAAGATTGGGAGAGGTAGAAATACCTCTCCCAAATTTGATTTTTGGAGAAATTTGTGGTATAATATAAGAAAATGAAAAGGAGTAAAACAATGAGTTTTGCAAGTGAAGAAGAAGCTCGCAGACAGGCTTATCGCGCGCATGAATGGAAAAGTAGCGGTGAAATGGCGCAAGAAATTGCCGCCTTTATGGAGAAAAATTTTCAGTTTAGTCCTAAAGATTTGGCTTGGTATTTATCTAGGAAACAGTTTATTCGGCGCGAAAAGGCAAAATTAATTGCACCTACATATATTCAAGGACGTAAATTCGATAAGATTTATCATTGTAATTTCTGTGGTGGTATTCCTTATGGCGGAGTTGGAGAAGATTCACACTTTTGTATGGTATGCGGCGCAGAGATAGAGGAGATTGTAAATGGCATCTAAAGTAACAAACGAAGATATTCTTCGTGTAAATGAATTATACTACAAATATAAAACCTATGCAGAAGTCGCACGACAGACTGGTTTTGCGGCATCCACTGTAAAGAAATATGTAGATAAAAATTGGGAACCTGTCAAAACAGAAAATATCATTCGCTTTGATTTAGTTAATTTACCAAATTTTTCTGAAGCCACCGAAATATTTAGAGGTGTGGAAAACTATGGTGACTTATGTGTACTAAGTGATAATGAAAAAGAAGAATTAAAAGAATTATGGGAGGAACTGGCTATATGAAAAAAATAAAAGTCTTTTCTCGAGAAGAGTCTGTCAGTTATCCTGGCAAATATATAATTCGTGTAGATTTAGAAAAATTTCATTTGAATTATACAGAAGGAAGTTATAATGTTATCTGTGCGCGCCTTATGGGTCTAACTTACGCTCAGTACTTGAGAATGTGTAGAGATTGTTTTGGTGCTGAAATTATTGGTAAAGGTTCTATGTGTCCCGTGGCTTATTTTAAGTTCTCTGAAAAGTTAATTGACTTGATAGAAAATCTTAATGCTCGTGCCAATCTCGTCCTTTGGGAACGCGAGCATCCCGATTTCGAAGAACACGCTATTTATGTAAAAGAAAAGAATCCTCGTTTCTATGAGGAGGTAATTAGCAATGTTTCTAACGGTTGATCTGTTGAAAGAATACAATGCTTGTGAGTCTGGTATAAAATATATTAATCGTTTTTACCCCAATGGGGCAGAACTGATAGATATTATTTATGATAGACATATCAGCAAGGACTTTTTACATTGGGGACGTGAACATTTGCAAGTTACTTCTAAGGAATTAGAAGCTTATCTTGAAGTTTGTGATATTATAAATACAGAAAATCACTGGTATAGTCAAAACTTGCGTGATTGTAATTTTATTGTAAAAAGCAAGGGAATTGATAATAGTCAAAGAATTTTTAATTCAACCGATATAAGCAATAGTTTTGATATTGTATATGGCGATACAATTACAAATAGTGAACAAGTATTTACTTCTTCTATGGTTACAGATAGCCGTAGGATAGCTCATAGTACCAATATAACTTCAAGCAATAACGTTTGTTTTTCTACAATGGTCTTAAGCAGTGAAAATATTTATAATTCAAAAAATGTTTTTTCCTCTTCAGAAATTGTAAAATGTGATACGGTTACTGACTCTTATTTCTGTCAAGACTGTAAAAACATTAGACATTGTATGTTCTGTAAAGATTTAGAGGGTGTAGAATATTACTTATTTAATCAAGAGGTTGACAAAGAACGGTTTGAATTATTTGTACAACAATATAAGCGTTTTATGGATGCTTTTTTTGCTTTCGCGCCATGTTGGCCCGATGGTTTGGTACAAGCATATTGTCCAGCTATTACACAAAAATTTGATGAATGGTACAAGCCAGTTTCTGATAAATTTTGGAAGTGGGTTCGCACTTTACCTGGATATAGTGCGATGATGTTATATAATATCACAATGAATCCCATATTTTTAAACAAATAAATTTTGACTTTTTTTAAAAATTATTGTATAATATATATACAAGGTCGGGAGAGATTGGAATTATCCTTTCGCCAATACTCTCCCGGCCAGCCTCAGTCGTAAACCCACCAAGTGCGCGGAGTCACAGGACATGAGCGCATTAGGCTCGTAGGTCAAGTCGAGATAAAGGGTGAGACCGACTTTAACAATTCTAGATGTGGCAGATGCATATGTCCTTCTAAGTCCATTCGCCGCAAGGTACGCGGTTGAACCGTCTCCAAAAGAGGCAGCGTTCGATACAACAAACGTCAGCCTAGGAATGGCCGCCTAGGGAACAATATCATAAATGCAGAGACAGCTGGCGAGAAGAGAAGTAGATGGCTATTGTTAAAGTAAAATCCCTATACAGGCAAGACCGGTTAAATGTGTGGTTGTATAAACTCATCTAGTGCCTCAACCATAGGGAAGGCTGATATAGCTTATATATCCAGGGGTGGCGCCCTGTCCCCAATACGCAATCAAAGACTTCTGTTTGAGGCGACCTCCTCGGTGAAAATCCGAGTCTTTAGCCTCGTTATGGGGATATAGTCCAATAGGCAGAGACAGAGGACTTTAATGTGTTCTCCACAATTGTGGACTACGATTTTTCGTAGAGAGTGCCTAAGAGGAAACTCTTAGAGTAGAAGACGGCTAAACGGCGAAAGCGAACACAAAACGCCGTGCCAAAGATTTTAGGAAGACTCAAAAGTCTAGAGCGACCTTTGTGTTTTACCACTTTATATATGAGGTGAGATAAATGCAAAGATATACTAAAGAATGGCTTGAAGAGTTATGTGCTGAAAGTTTTTCTTATGCAGAAGTTTTGCGTAAGGCTGGCCGCAAGCAAGGCGGTGGCGCGCAAGATACTCTAAAAAGAAAAATTGCTGAATATGAAATTGATATTTCTCATTTTACCGGCTAGGGTTGGAATGGACATTCTAACACTACTACAAAATCTGGGTCAAAGGAAAAATATCAGTTAGAAGAAGTATTTTGTAAAAATAGTCCTGTTACACAGAAAATACTAAGAGGATATGTGGAAAGACACAATATTCTTGAATATAAATGTGTAAATTGCGGCTGTGATGGTAATTGGCAAGGTGGAAAAATTTCTTTGGAAATTGACCATGAAAATGGGGATAATACAGACAACACCATTGAAAATCTTCGCTATCTTTGTCCTAATTGTCATGCACTTACAGATACCTATCGAGGCAAGAATAAAGCATTAAAATCTGTGCGTAGAGACTGTACACCGTCAACCTAAGTCAATGATATGGTTAAGACACAGTCCAGACCACAACGCGTTCGCGCGGCTATGGTGACATAGAGTGGTACGAAAATCCTTCCAGTGTGGGTTCGAATCCCACTATCCCTACCATTATGGTACTATCCATATTTATTTCCTTTCTTGACAAAGCGGAAAGACGCTTGACGGCAAGGACAGACTTGCGCAATGGGTTGACGGAGTGTGGTCACTCACCTGGTTGTAGATCAAAGGAAACGTAGGTTCGATTCCTGCTCAGCCCAACTTTTACATTGCGGGTTAGTATATTGGCTAGTGCACTGGTCTCTAAAACCGGATGACTGGGTTCGAGTCCCAGACCCGCCGCCATAGAGGCGCAAACAGCAATCATTTTCAAGGAATAGACTGTTAATCTATAGAAACTGAAAAATGCGTCTAGAAGTTAATATGGGGCGGTGGCGTACAGGGTTGGCGCGCCGGTCTGAAAAACCGAGAACGTCCGTTCGACTCGGACCCGTCCCACCAGTTACCAAGAGGTAACCGCTAAGTTTCTCGCCCGCTGGATAAGGCTATTAATACCAGTCCTCGCCGTGGATGTTAGAGCACGGCTCCCACCAAGTGGGAAATACTTGGGTGCGCGGAGCACAAGATGTATTCGCGCGACCGTGAAGCAATATGCCCGATTGGCTTGGGTGTATTTGTGGAGTCGACATAGGGTTATTGGTTTGTATCCACCCGCCAATGTAGGATGGAGAGGGAGAAGTTGTACGGATTTTATTCTAAAAACAACAATCACGGTTCCACCGAAAAGAAAATCAAACCGCGGCAATGCTTAAGTCGCAATTAGGTAGACTGAAAAGCCTTGGAATGAAATAGTGAGCCTGGGGATAGCTATGAATGTCCCTCATTTCTAAAATCAGAGAAAGCGGCCTGCACGCCTTGGTGATATGCGTGCTGGTTGGTCGACACCGAAAGTAATAAGGTGATCCGCGCCCAGTAGCGAAAGAGCTGGCTCTAGCAAGAGAGGGATTACATTATAATGGACACCGATAAGAAGTTTTACAGATTCTGGAACCACTCCCACACGTGGGTCTTGCTGCCGCGCTCGGTTGTAATGTGGGCTGGTGAAGGGTAAATATGTAGATTGACATCTTTGGTAGCAAAACGGCCTTGGCGTGGTTGACAAGGAGTGGCACCGCAGACCAACTTTAGGAGTAATGTAGGTTCGATTCCTATCGGGTGAGGAGCCCGTGGTGTAACAAGGAAAACACGCTTCTATAAATAGTGTCTAGGCGATGAGGGTACTAAAAAACGAGCACAAGACGATATCTACATACTTATGCAGGATTAGCTCAGCTGGTTAGAGCACATGCCTTACAAGCATGGGGTCAACAGTCCGAATCTGTTATCCTGTACCAGCCAATATGGCAAAGGGTATTGACAGCCGGGAAAGACCGGCAATTTGGTGAGTGTAGCTCAGAGGAAGAGCGCCGGATTGTGGCTCCGGAGGTCGAGATATCGTAATTCTTCACTTACCCCAAATGGAAGAGTGGCCGAGTGGTTTAAGGCACCATCTTGGAAAGGTGGCGAGGGTAACACCTCCGCAAGTTCGAATCTTGTTTCTTCCTCCATATAGGGGTGTCGGTTAATGGTAAACCAATGCTCTCCAAAAGCATGACTCCTCGTTCAAATCGAGGCACCCTTGCGGCATCAGGTCGCAATTTTCGAGCCATTACCTTTACGTGGTGATGCTATTTTTTACTAAAATGGCAGAAAATTATTTATTTTCCCTGCCAAAATCTTACTTGATTTTAGGAGGGAGAATAATGACCGGAATTATTTATAAGATAACTAACACTGTAAATGGAAAAGTTTATATTGGTAAAACTTTGGAATCAATAGAAAAGCGCTGGAAAGAGCATCAAAAAGATAGTTTGCGTTTTACTGATAGACCTCTGTATCGCGCGATGAACAAATATGGTATTGAGAAGTTTGTTATTGAAACTATTGAAGAGCCAGAAGTAGAACTGCTTTCTCAGAGAGAATGCTATTGGATTGAATATTATAACTCTTATCACTTTGGCTATAATGCCACTCTTGGTGGTGATGGTAAAGTATTATATGACTATCAGCAAATAGTAAATAAATACTTAGAAGGCGCGCTAGTTAAAGAAATAGCTAAAGAATTTGAATGTTCTACTGAAACTGTTTCAAAAGCTCTAAATCTTGCTAATATAGATTCCAATGTTAACTCGTATAAGAGAAGCTTAAAACCAGTTTTTATGTGTGAAAGCGATGGAACTATTATTAAAGAATTTCAATCTCGTGCAGAAGCAGCAACTTGGTTAATAGAACAGAAAATAGCGAAAACCGATGACAAAGATAATGTAGTTGCGGCGATTGGTCGTGTAGTAAATGGACAAAGAAAGTCCGCTTATAAGAAGCTATGGGTTGAGAAAAAGTAATCTCTCCGCCCCTGCCATCATCTGTAGTTTAAGAAGAAAAATATCACTGCGCGCACTGTGAAGATGTGAATAGCTACCCGCTTTCACCAGATGAGCCTTTTTATTTGAACGAAATAAAAAATTTGATTTTTTCTCAAATTCATTGTATAATATTTATACAAGCTAAGGGAAGTTCGGATAATTTCCCTCATATTTAGGCGGACACAGCAAATCTTTTACTAAAGACAACGTATATGTTTAGGTTGTATAAAAGTATCTTTTTGCCGCCTAGTAAAACAAAGCCACCAATGAGGTTGAAAGACTTATCGCTTACAGCCTCAAACACGGAGAGGAGTGCAACATATGTCAAAATATCGTTTAAAAAAAGACGCAAATGAACTTCAAGAATATCTCCAATTCCGTCGGAGAGGCTCGAGGGTGGAATCTTTAAAGGGCAAAGGCGCTAAGTATAAGCGCAGTCGTGAGAAAGACAAGGTGCGAAAGCAATTTGAGGAATGATATAGAGGATGTAGTGTAATGGCTAGCACGCGAGTTTTGGGAACTTGCAGAGGGGTTCGAGTCCCACATCTTCTACCAAGGAGATAAGAAAATGAAATGTCTTATATGTGAGGAAGAGTTTGAAGTAATCAAACGGCAAGGTGGCTAGAACAGACAAATTTGCTATTCTTGTTTACCCGATGGTTTATCAAAAAATGAGCGGGCGCAAGTCAAGAGAGCTCTTTATAAAGAAAGAGCCCACAAAGATAAGTTGACACGCGGATGTGACCGATGTGGATACAATCGATGCGCGCAGGCGCTTGAATGGCATCATCCAAATGATGACAAAGCTTATGAGCCTTCTAATCTTCTTCGTGATGGCACTGATACTTCTTATAAGAAATATTTAGAAGAAGTTAAGAAGTGTGAATTGCTATGTGCCAATTGTCACAGAGAAGTTCACGCAATGACAGAATAATTTTCATTTCTTCTACCAGATAAGTGACACTTAATTACTGCCGACCAAAGGATTAGCCTTTCAAGGAACTTTGCCTGCATCGTTCCTGTTTACTGGTGTAGATGCCGGCGTACGCGGTGCAGTAGCCAGCTTATAAATGCCTACGTAGCTCAGATGGTTAGAGCGGTCGGTTCATACCCGACAGGTCAGTGGTTCGATTCCACTCGGAGGTACCATGAAAATTTGATTTTTCTCGAAAATCGTGATATAATATTTATACAAGGTTGAGAGAGAAATCACTTAAATGCGGGTGTAGTACATCGGCTAGTGCGTCGGCCTTCCAAGCCGAATAGACGGGTTCGATTCCCGTTACCCGCTCCAACTTCTCACTTGATTTGGGTTGGTTCTAGCAGAGTGAGACCCGTTGGGCCGGAACCAAGGCCATGAACGGGAATATGCCAGTATAGCACAGTTGGTAGTGCAATTGATTTGTAATCAATAGGTCGGGGGTTCGAGTCCGTCTACTGGCTCCACTCTCTGGCATAGGTCACACTTAGGAGGCACTGGACCTGCCTCGGTGCCAGAGATACCATGCAGATGTAGTATAGAGGTTATTATGCGGCCTTGCCAAGGCTGAGACGA